CGCGCAAACGGCGAAAGACAATTCTCACGGATTTCCTCAATAAGTATGGGGATACGAAAATCACAGATTGGGAAGTGCGTCATATCCGCAAACTGCGGGATGAGAATTCAAGCACGCCGGGGTCCGCAAACGACGTAATCAAAGCGCTGCGCGGCGTATTCAGGTTCGCCTTGGACAACGACATCATAAGCTATAACCCGATGCGGGATGTGCCGTTATTGAAGGGGTCAGCCGAGGGTTTTAAAGAATGGACGATCTTTGACATTGAGAAGTATGAAGCGCACTGGCCGATTGGTTCTAAGGAGCGACTGGCACTCGCCCTACTCGTATACACAGGGCAGCGACGAAGCGACATTATTGTGCTCGGGCGTCAGCATGAGAAGGATGGCTGGCTCTACTTGACGCAGCACAAGAACCGTGAACGTAAGCCGGTCCATATGTCTTTGCCTATATTGCCGGGGTTACGTGAGATCCTCGACGTGAGCCCTACCGGCGATCTGACTTATTTGGTCACTCAATACGGTAGACCGTATAAGAATGAGAGTTTTGGTAATTGGTTTAGGACGGCCGTGCGTGCGGCTGATCTGGAAGGATTATCGGCTCATGGGTTGCGTAAATCCGCAGCCGTCCGACTCGCGGAAGACGGCCATAGCGATCACGAAATAATGGCTATGGGCGGATGGGATACGCTTAAAGAAGTGTCCCGCTACACTAAAGGTGTACGCCGAAAACGACTCGCTGAGAATGTGCTGAAGAAGGCACGAGAAGGACAGACCTAGAACAAAACTTCCTAACCTTCAGTCCTAAACTTCCTAACCTTCTAAAAACACCACTACTTTCAACGACTTAGAAAGGTAGTGGTGCCCAGGGGCTGAGTCAATCAATTATTATAAATCAATACGTTAGGCAAAGGTTAGGAACTTTTAACTGGCATAGGGACGCATGGGTTTGCACGGAGAACTTCCTAACCTTTTATTGACTGGTCCGCTCGAGGTATTCCTTTGCGCTTTCGCCGGGCAACCTATTAGCCAGATAGCTCTCGCGGAGCGTCTCGATCGCCAGTGCGTAGGAACCGATCGCGTCCTCGGTCCAGTCGTAGTCGTCATCAGTCCGGTGCATTAGCTGCCCGGATCCGTTGCCGCAGATCTCCATAGTCGATGACCATGCGTTTGAGCACCGAGCAGTCGCCGACCACCGTGTCCCGTGGACATGGACCGTTCAGCGCTTTCATCTCCGCGGCTGCGGCAGCTTGGACGTCGTTCGAATAGGCTTCGATCGGCGGGGTGACGATGACGGGCTCACCCCTCTTGGCGCCGCGGTAGTCCCAGTACGCTCCGACAGCCGAGGCTCCTGCCCCGACCACGCTACCAGCGGCCGTCACGCATCCGGTCGGTAGAAGCAGAATCGCTGCTATCGCGATGCTCCGCCATACGAGCCTGGGCTGCGGATGTCGCCTCCGCCTGGCGACCCGCCTGCCAACGCCGCCCCAGCCAGACGGCGCCGGCCAACGTGGCGCCGCCTGCGAGGCAGATGAGAACAATAGCCCAAGCACTCACGAGCTACCTTTCTCAGACATGAAGATCCCGGCGAGCGCCGCAGCACCGCCGACTATCCCCATTATCGCGCTCATCATTTCTTCGCTCGCGTTGAACCCGAGTGCCGAAAACACGACCGCCAGGGATGCGAGCGAGCTCGGCTCCTTTGCGCGCGCAATGACAAGTTGTAGGATTTTGGACATCTGTTTTTCCTTTCATGGGTAAGTCCAGAGTGCAGGGCGTGCGATTTTCTCATCGCCGCCCACGGGTAAAATATCGCAATGTAGGAATCTCGAATTCCACGGGCCCCGTTGTTGGATCCCAATCCCCGTCACCCGTGGATCGTTTAACGCTAATCGAAGCAGCTCGATCGCGTCCTCGCCGGCGACCGCGAAGTCCGCCGCAAAACCGGAATTGTGCGCGCCAGGTCGACCGCCGCGATCGATCTTTCGCGCTTCTACTGGATGCCCCGCGCAGCGGTATCCCGAGCTCACCGTCAGTGGACGGTTGTAGGATGTTCGAAGATTCTGAAATGTTTGGAGTGCGGGCTCCTGCATGTCGGCTAACGCGCAGCCGCATTGGCACGCGAATTCGCTCTCCCCGAAATTCGGGAAGCTGTCCCAGTCGATCATTGATGTCTCCGGTGTGGTTAGTGTTTACCGTGGCCGTTAAGCCGGTCACGTATCCCGTTGGTGAAGTCCCACAGGCTGGTTATCTGCTTGTTGTTAACGGAGACCTCAGCGCGCAATTGGACAATCTGTTCCGCTTGCTGTTGTGTCCATTTCGTGTATCGCAAGATCTCGGCCTGGAGCTGATCGATGTCTTTACGCATCTCGCTAATCTGGGCGTATGATCTGGCCGCATGAAAAATAAGCGCGCCGATAAGAAGTAGTTGCTCCCAGTATTGAGAAATTACGGTTTCCATTTTTTTGCCTCGGCCCAGGTAGCCGCCTCACAACCCTCAACAAAATGTTTTGCTGATAGACTCGTATTTTTGCCGGTGATTGCGTTCGTGTTGCGGAACACAACGCGGCGAACCGGAAGCGCGACCAGCGCGACCACATCGCAGAATTCGATTGTCACGCGCCATTTGTTTTTGCTGCCTCGACTCGTTGCCCAACGGAACATCGTCGGGCGTTGCCTGTCACGCGCGCCCGCAGTCTTAACCTCTACGCGATAAAACCCTTCGTCGTAACAAAGGAGGTCGCAACCGGCGACCGGCGACCACATCGTTTGCGCGCCGAGTTCGACAAGTGCAGCGGCGGCGATGAATTCGCCAGCCAAGCCAACAGTGCTTTCGCTGACCTGCGACAGGTTATTCGGCGTCGGTAAGCGCGACCAGCTCGATCATCGCGCGTACCTCTTCAGGTCGTCGCCGTATCGCGATTTGATTAGCTCAAGGTCGGTGCTTGTGTCGCCAGCGCGAATGACAGTGTTGTTGTTGTCAATGGCGATTGGTGCACCCCAACGAACCCGCAGTGATCCTACCTTCAGCTTTTGGTCGCGGTAGTCGTCGTGTTTGGCAAAGTCATGTATGTAATCCTTTGCTGTAAATTTATACGACTGAATGGTGTCTTTAATCTTGAGATCGTCATTTGCTATAGACCACTTTTGGAAATCGTCAGTATCAAAGAAGTGCCGGACGTTAGCAAAGTCGTCGCTATCCGTAACAGAGGTCAAACCTCTGAAGCGTACCTCAGACCATTTGCAACTGAAATTCCACCACCACATAAGCGTGGTCACACTATTTATCGGAATAGGACAGGCCGTAGATAAAGCGTCTATCTCATCTCGAATGTCTGTTAATTCTTGCGCGACCAGCAAGTCATCGATGGTGCTACTAATTTTGTCAGGGTCATTGGCAAACCCAGCGCTTCCAAAGACCTGATCCCCAAGTTCGCCAGTGACAACTAGCGAGGTCTTTAGCGTTTTCGCGATTTCGTCTACCGTGCTACTTGCGAAAACATTTTCGGCCCAGTAGCGATCCGTTGGTTTAACAACTTCTGGTGTCGATTTGACGGTCAGCTTGTCTTTGATATGCGCTGCATAAAACTCTGGGTACTCCAAAATCGATGCGGCGTTACAGTGAACAGTTAGATCGGACAGGCGTCCATCAGGCACAGTCTTTAATAAACCAACAAGCGCCACCGTGCTATCGATTCCTCCGCTCCAGAACACCGACAGCTTTTTATTTTCGGCCCACAGGGCTGCGCCCCGTGCGTCTGCTACATCAGAAAAGGTCTGATTGAAGCTACCGACTGCGGGTATAGCTGGTCCTGTCAATTTCAGCGGCGATGCTAGTGTTCCGCTGCGATCTACTGGCACCCATAAGTTGTGGATTTCATGCGCGATCTTTTCGATGGGCGTTGGTTTGTGATCTGCAATGCCAGCAACGTCAATCATGTCCGGTCTAGCTAACTGCAACGTGGAACCAAGTGCGCCACTGTATTCAGTTTCGCTTGTTGCTGTTTCTTGCCCCAGCGCTGACACTAATTTACGCAAAGCGTCAGACCCACAATTGGCACCAAGTCGATCAAAGACTCTTCGCACGTTCGCCCCGCTGGGCATCTCTGCCAGAAATGCTTGGCACTCGGGACACTCGGATTCATCGATTGCACTGTTCAAATAGCTTGACTCATCGCTTGCTATTTCAAGCATCTTCACCGCGTCCGTTTCGGCATTGATTGCGGCAATCATTTTGTCGCGTTTACGATCAAGCGCTGCGCGGATTTCTGGTTTACGCAATTCCTTGAAAGCAGTAATCACCTTTTCATCAACGGTGTCTCCATCGATCATGTTTGCATCGGTGAGCAACCGTGTGCCTTTTACAAATTCCTTACATTTTGTTTCGACGGCGCTGGCCGCGTAGTGCCACTCTTTTGTGGCGGCACACATAGCGTTAAGCCTTTCTAGCGCAACAGTCCTGACATCCTCAATCGGCTTGTATTGTTCGACAAATTGATCACCAGCATCGTTCAAGACCATGTCCATCGTGGCGATATCAGACGGCGATTGATTGCTACCTAAAATCATTTTCAAGCTCCATCAAAACTCGTACTCGTTCGCGCTCTGACGAAAAACTGCCAACGAGCGTGATAGCGATTGCCAGAACAACCAACACAGAATAAACGACCAAATGCATCACGATGTTGCCCCGTTAATTGTGCCGGAATCGTTTAGCGTTTGTGTTACGCTTGCGACGTGATGGATGGCCTTTCCAGCCGCCCCGCCAGCGCCGCCGCCGCCATTGCTGACTGAACAGCCTGATCCGTGGCCGCTTCCGCCGGTTGACCCTGCGGCTCCAAAGGTGCCACCGTTTCCGCCTGATCCGGCGGGACCACCAATCGAAGTGCCATTTCCAGCGGCCCCCGGCCCTGCTCCAGCACCTCCCGCCGCGCCCGCGTAACTTGAGCCGCCGCCGCAAGCTCCTTCTGAGTCAGTTGATGATCCGTGCCCTGAAACCGAACCGCCGCCGCCGCCGCCGCCACCAGCCCCACGAATGAACGCACCCGAGAGATTGTTTATGGTTGCGGTCACGTCTTGAAGACTGATCGCGTTACCGCCTGCCCCGCCACTGCCACCGCCGCCCGATCCAGCCGCGCCGCCTTTCCCAACAATTGTTCCATTGTTGTTAAGTGCGAGCGTTGACCCAGCCACCAGATCAACATGGAAAGCCGCTGTCGCTGTAGCTGTCGCGGAGACTGTCACACTCGAGTTGACGGTGACGGTCACGTCGATGGCGTCTGACCCGTTCCAGCCGTAGTTGTTCGTTAAGTCGGACGCTAGATTATAGTTTTCTGTGTTGCTCGATATCGTAATCGAGACTCCAGCGGAGTGACCGCCCTGAACGATGGGAAACATCATTACGAGAGCTTCTTGACAGTTACGTGAGAGAATGAACCGACAACCGTGCAATAGAAGAAGAAGTCGTCTCCATCCCCGGTCGAAATCGAATCCCCGTCCGTAAGCGTAAACCCAGAGCTTGTTATAGCTCCTGCGCTAGCATTGTTCGTTACCTGTAAGACAATTGTGCAACTGTTCGATGGCGGGGCTAAAGTGAAAGCACCTCCATTAACGCACTTCTGGAGATTGCCGTTTGCTTCGTCCAGAGTCGTTGTGCCTGATGAAATCGTGGAAAGGTCGTGGACGGTTGCGGCGAAACCCGCTGTTAAGACATCCGCAGTGTCGGCCTTCAGGATGTCACTATCCGCTGCCTCGAAGGCTGTGGACGCTTGAGTGGCGGCGGTGCCTAAACCAAGATTGCTACGCGCTGTGCCAGCGTTGTTAACGTCGCTTAAATTGCTGGTAGCGGTCAGGAAGCTCGAAGCGCTCACCGCCGCGTCTTGCCAAGCTGAGCCGCTGTAGACGCGCAGCACGTTGCCCGTCGTATCAAAATACAAATCGCCAGCATCTAATCCTGTGCTAGGATCGCTCGACGCAGCTCCATGATACTGTCCCTGGAATGTGGACAGAGAAGTCGCCGCGTTGGCAGCAGATGTTGAAGCTTCGCTGGCTTTTGTCGTTGCTGTAGTCGCGCTGCTTGCAGCATTAGTGGCGCTCGTTGCCGCCTCGCTTGCTTTGGTAGTCGCTGTCGTTGCGCTGGATGCCGCATTCGTAGCCGACGTTGATGCGTTGCTTTCAGATGTCGCCGCGTTCGACGCTGACGTAGACGCTTCGCTTGCCTTCGTTGTCGCCGTTGTCGCGCTGGACGCGGCACTCGTAGCACTAGACGCCGCGTTCGTCGCCGACGTTGACGCTTCGCTTGCCTTTGTGCTTGCGGTCGTTTCGCTCGATGCCGCATTCGTCGCAGATGTCGATGCCTCGCTTGCTTTTGTCGTTGCGGTTGTTGCACTCGACGCTGCGCTTGTCGCCGACGTTGCCGCCTCGCTCGCCTTTGTCGTCGCCGTTGTTGCACTCGACGCTGCAGCCGTGGCACTGGAGGCGGCAGCCGTGGCGCTGGCGGCTGCGGCGGCCGTCGAGGTGGTCACCGTGGCCGCGTCTACAATGAGATCCCACTTTGCGCTATCCGTGTTAGTCGTCAGCGGCTGCGCGCCGGAGGACGTGTGCGCGGGGTTTGCCTGGAAGATGTTAGCGGTGCTTGTGTCTTTCACCAAATCCCGCGCCACGTATGCGGTGCTTGCAGCCCAGTTACCGCGGAACGTGCCAAATTCCTGCGTCGTGATCGGCGCGCCGGTCGTACTGTCGAACGACAGGATCTTGCCCGCGCGCAGCGTCGCGTTCTGGAGGACGGCAGCACTTGTCTCATCGATCGGGAGCTTCAATGATCGATCGACGTCATCCTTCAGGCGCAGCATCTGCCGGACACGGCTGTCGTGCATCGGCTCCAAGGTGTCGGCCGGCGATACCGTGCCGCCTCGAGGAAGGTCTGTGGTCTGTGTAAAATCAGGCTTGAGCTGCACGACGAGCTTCGTGCCGCTCGCCGGTGTGAAATCGCTTGGGCTTGTCGAGATCGTGACGGTGCCCGCGGATCCTGTGCCGGCGCCCGTGAGCGTGTACTCGGTGCCCAGGGTGAATTCGGTTTCGACGCCAGTCGCGGTCACGACTTTAGTGACCGTCACCTCATCATTTGCGGCAAACGTAAAGACCGTCGAGAAGCTCGTCGTACTGCCATTTCCGGCATACGTTACCTTGTTGGACTCTGCGGACACAGTCAAATTACAGCCCTCCTCATAGGGCACAATATATTGTGCTGATGTTAAGAATACCTACCACATATTGTGACACAGTGGTAGAGGTGATGTGTGTATCGGTGAAGCTACCGGTCGCCGTGAATCAGCGATTTATAGATCCCTTCCGCGACCGTGTCGGGCTCGTTTTTCAGCGTGCCCTGAGACCATTTGTAGAGGTAGTCGCTGGTCTTCGCGATCTGGTTTGACCCCGGAATGCCAGCGATACCTCCGACGACTTGAGTGATTTTCTTCGCAAGCGACGACACCGCCTCCTCAGAAAATTCTGCTTCAATCGTTTTGTCGATTTGCCCCGGTAGGCGCGCCGCGGACTCGGCCATGCTCTCGAGCGGCGTGATCGAGAACCCGAAAAACGGATGCGTCACCGCGCTGCCGAAATCCCGGACGAAAACGAACTCGCCGGTGACATATGAGAACAGCGACTTTAGCGACCATTTTGACCACGCGAACAGCGGATCCTCCTCGGCCTCATCTTCATCCGGCCACGGATCAAGAACGAGCGAAGCCATCAAGGCGGGCAGTGTCTGGAGTAACATGGTCGACGCGATGAAGCTCGGCTTCATGACGGCCTTGGGAATGCTTGATCCGTCCGCTCGTGCCTTGGCAAACGCCTCCGCTTGCAAGTTGTATGTCGTATTGAAATACGAATACATCATCGTCATGATCTTCATGATTTCAGAGCGTTGCTGAACCATCGACATATTCTGCGCGCCGCCCGCGGACTGCGTCATGCGAACAACCATGTCGGCGTATGCGATAGCTTTCCTTTCATCTGCGGCATCGATGTTATCAACGCGCCCGCTCATCGCTTTGTTATAGGCGCCGTACCAGGTGGGGTACGCGACGCTCACAACGTCGATGTAGACCATAGGTTTGAATCCCCACTCTCTAATGCGGTCCATTTTCTTGCGACGCTGCAGCGAGTTCGCGATGTCGTCCAGCTCGCGCGTCATCGTTGTCGCGCGCTCGGCCATGTAGGGAGACATCGCGTGGATCTCAGCAATACGATCGTTCAGCCGTGTCTGGCGCTTGTACAGCCAAGCCATACCGACACCAACCTCTTTAACACCGATCTCATTGATGGACTGTAATAGCCCGAACGGCTGGGTCCCGATGGACCGCAGGTTGAGCCCCATGATCGCGGTCGTCATATTGATACGGAGGTTGGCAATACGTTTATTAAACGAGCCCATCTCGTTTGAGTTAAGCTGCCCGGTCGCCGTGCGAACGAGGATCTCCTGCATGTTCTCGCGGAACGGACGGCCCATCGTCTGTTCGATCGCGCTTATCACATCATTATTACCAAGGACCGCCGCAGCCTCCTGCACTGCGAGACGATAGGACAGGTCCTGCGTCACCTCGTCGAGATGTTTGTTGATGACGCCAAGGTCCGTGCGGATCGGGCGCCCGCCCGAGCCAACACGAGCAATCGTGAAACCGTGCGTTGTGTGTGCGCGCGCAAAACCGCCGGCCTGCATTCGCTCCATGAGCTCGGCTTCCGTTTCACGAGCAACTTGGACATCAGACAGGTTGTCATAGACCAGCGGGTAGTAGCCCCCGGACATCTGACGGCCATTCACAAAAAAGGGCGACGCTTCCACTTTCGGCGGGGCAATGCCGGTGCTCTCTTGCTCGAGCGTTTTAATGCCGTTAACCGTGCGCCCGTTTGGAAGCGTGATGTCGTCCCAGAACATATCGATGAATTGCCAGGTCGCCTCGACATAGTTGAGCGCGTTGTCGTCCAAGGTCGAAAGGATCTCGTTGATCGCGTCCTCGTTCCAATTCGCTCCGTAGTTTTCTTTCTTTGCCCGGTCATCGAGCACCGCCTCACGACTGCTCTCACTTCCCCAGTTCAGCGCGATGGCGAGACGGTCTTCCAACCGCATCGGCAGGCCGCCCAGCGCTTGGATTGGCACGTCTGACTTCGATGTGTTGAAAGTCTTACGCTGTTCCTCGGTGAGCAGTAGCCCCGTCTCGTTCTGCATTTTAAGGATCATGGTGACGAGATGCGCTTTGTTGTCGGCTGCCTCTGCCAAACGCAGGAACACCGCGTCGTACATCGGGCCCAGCGCTTCAAAACCGTCGAGCTGTCGGACCATGCTCTCCAGCTTGCGGTGCTCTGCGAAAGTCGCTGCGCGCTGCAAGTTGGCTATAGTCTCGTTACGAGAATATGTTCGTGTCTTCTCTAGTTTCTTCCGACGGTACTGTGTCCGATCGAGGATGCCTTCAGCCAACTCTTCTCCGCGCTGCAGCCTCGCCTCTCTTGCGCTTTGACTGGAGTCTCGACCCTGCTTCATCAAATTGTCAGCGAGATCCCTGAGAGCACGCAGCTCCGGCATCGTCATGTCTTTCCAGAATTTTGTGCGAAGCACGTAGCGCGGCTCGCCGCTGTCCGGGTCGAGACCTGCGAGTTCAATCAGTTCGCCCGGCAATATGACTTGTGCGCCTTTGGACGCACGCATCTCGATAAACTCGATGACGCCGCGCGCTGTTTCGGGCTTCATCTGCCCGGTTGCGCTGGGCCGGCCGAACTCAAAGAACTCGAGTAGTGCTTTAACCTGGGCGATATAGTCAGGAGCCACCTTTCGCGGATCCTGTTTGCGACGTTTATAGTTGTTGAGCTTTGCCTGGATCTTCGCGACTTCGTATTTTGCTTTGACCGCACGCCGGTGCAGCTCGAAGTTCAGGATCTCTTTGCGCTTCTCCTCGAACGCCTTTTGCCAGTTCTCTTTTGCCGCGGCTTGCTCAGATGCGCGAGCGGCGCGGCGACTGGCAGCGGCGAACTTGACCTGGGACAGCATGGTGCCGATCGGCTCGTCTTTGAACAGACGGTCGGCGACAGCCTGCAGGAAGACCCGGCTTTCGCGTTGCGTCCCCGCGGCGCGTGCCAGGGTGTCGAGCTCCATCTCGATGAGCTCCGCCTGCTCGGCGTTATAGAGCGCGTCCTCGGTGATCTGCTTCATCGTCCCGTCGTTGACCGGGTCCGTGTAGTCGGGCCGGGACGCCATGATCTCTTCAGCGCGCCGCGCGATCTCGTCGTTGGGGTATGTAACCCCCATCATATCATCGATGAGCTCACGCCCGCTCTCGTAGCCAAGGAAGACGGCCAGGATTTCAGGATCCATCGCTTCGGTTTCTTTCGCCGAGTAGAGCGCGCGCCCCCCTTTGCCGTTTGCGCGAGGCAGCGCCTGGAGCTGCTCCTTCGTGAAACCTGCGTCGAGCAGCGCCTGGCGAGAGATACGTTTGTCTTTGAGCTCGTCCGGTGTTTCGCGGTCCCCGTAATATTCGCCGTTGGTCAGGAAATAGAACGAGGCATATTTCCGTTCGCGCATCACGACGGGCGTCAGCTCATCAACAACCC